CTTTTCCCTTTCCCAAAATTCCCCCAGATAGGGGGTCAAAACTTTCTGAAAAATGGTTTTTCATGCGTCCTTGTCATCCTTTTCCTTGTATTCTTCAACGGTTTCCTGCAAGTCACCAAGAAGTTCCTTCAGATAGTTGATGCTTCCAAGTTGCTTCTCGTCAATGTTGTTCAATGCGTCAAGGATTAGTTCACGCTTCTTGTTCAGCTCCTTGTAGTAGTTGGCAAGGTACACCACGTATGCAGTCCAGCAACAGGTAGTCATATACGAAAACATTTTCCCTTTGTCCTTCTTGAAGTTCTTCAGGTTCTTCAGGGCTTTTATAACTGCCTCCTACCTCATATCTTCCTTCATGTGAGTTGAATATCGCACGAACCTTGGATGTTCAAGAAGATGGTCTGCTAGTGCGTATAGCAAAACCACAAGCCTATCTGGTATAACTCTATCTTCAACGCGATTGGCAGAATCAACCCACAACTACCATTGGTTTAGCAGCTCCTATTCGTCTATGAACTTTCCCTTGCTTCTCATTTAGCAGCCCTCCTTTTTTCCCAATATCTTTTACGCGCTTCAGATATCTTTCTCTTTGTCTCGTCAGAGCAACTACGTCCAATGTTTGCTTCAAGAAGTCTTCTTCTATGTTCTGCTGAGATAGGTCTTCCATTCTTTGATTTTGAAATCTTCATCCGCGTTTCTTCAGACACTTCATGTCCCATCTTGGCGTAAGATATTTTCTTCTTTGTTTCTTCTGAATGATGTGTCCCAAATAGAGGATTGTTTTCTCCACTCTTGGCGTAAGATATTTTCTTCTTTGTTTCTTCTGAATGATGTTTTCCAGTGTTCGAGTCAGCAATCTTTTTCCTGTGTTCAGGTGATAAGTGTTTCCCTTTATTATGTAATGACAGGTGTTCACTTTGAGTAAGGAATATCAACTGGGAAGCAGGTACTTTCCAATAGAGTCCATGCTTCTGCAAGTCATTCATGCTATACCTGCCACAAGGCAGCACTTCAGCTCTGTGGTGGCAGTCCCATGTCTATGTTTTATCTAAAACAGCACTATGGTAGTTTTCAATCTTGCTGATATCTTCGCAGCAATACAGTTTTGCTTTCTTCTTGTTTATCATATTTCCTTCCTCGTCTATTGGTTGTTGTCAATCAGGCATTCGTTCAGTCCATTGTCCATGAACTACTGTAGTTTTGTCTGGAAGTCCCTCAGCTTCACAACATCCACATTGTCGTTCACGTCCATTCCTATTCTAATGTCAGGGTAGATGGCAGCAATGCTGCCATTACCCAAGTTGCAGTGCGTCAAGTTGCAGTCAATGTATATCATGTCACTTCCTCCCCCTCTTTTCCCATTTGCTGATTCCAAACATGAGCAGCGCAACGCACACCGCAAGTGTTGACCATACTGATATTATTGTTGCCATTGTTCATTTCTCCATTCTGTACAAGGTTATTATTATCTCGTCGATTTCGTTCCATGACGTGTTGTAGTCCCATCCCTTGACTTGCCAGTTGAACAACTCGCAGTCTGAAAGGAAGTTGAACGCCTCTTCTCTGTTGAAGAACCTTTTTTCGTCTAAGAACCGTAGTTCGTATTTTGTTGACTGGTTATGTGAAAAATCCTCAAGAAGAATGGTGTATAACACTGGTTCCTCTGTTGGGGTTGCAACCATGTTCAAGATGTCAATCCAGTTCTACATGGTCAATCCCTCCCTTCAATCTTCTTGTGGATTCTGAACACGCTCACTGAGTTGTAGCCCTATTCATATAGGAACTTCTTCAAGGATTCCCAGTTGCTGTTGAAATGGTTCTTGTAGACGATTCTCCAATCAATCTGGAGATTCCACATTACCGCGTCCTTGAACATGTTCCAAAATTCGCGCTTCCTCTCATGCACTTTCGTCTGGGCTATTGACCTTGCCTTGTGGTCAATCCTCTGCCTTGAGCAGTTGACGCGGTGTGGAATCCAACGGCAATTTTCTGGGCAGTAGTCCTTGGTTGGGTCTTTCCTGTCAATGGAAAGCTGCTCACCCTTTGAGAGTTCTGGGTTGTAGCGGTAGCCGTGCTTCAAAGACCAGAGAACGAACTTGTCGGAATCCTCCCTCCATTCTTCACAGACCTTGATTCCCTTCGCGCCATACCAACGGTAGTCCTGCGCGTTGGGGTTCTCGCATCTCGCGTTCATCTACGCGCGTAGGATTCTGAGGCGCTGAATGCTGCGCTTGTATTCGTTGTATGTCTTTTCGTCAAGGGAGACGAGAAGGCTGTTGGGGTTCAGCTTGGTCCAGAACTTCGCAACCACGCCGTTCCAATATGCGTTGGACTTCGTTATTTCAACTTCGCGTTCAATCTGCTCAGCGTCCTGTCTTTTGAGGAAGATGAGTTCACGCGCTGGTCTGTTCAACCAAAGTCCTGCGGAGATTAGTGCCTTTCTCGTCATGTAGCCAAATCCTGAAATGTGGTTGCGGTGGAAGCACACCCATTTCCTCTTGTTGTCTTTGAGCGCCGCCTTGAAGTTCTTGATTTTGCTCACGTCCTCTGAGCAATACACGTTTGCGTATGAACTAATCATTGTTTCTGCCCTCCAATTTCCTTGCCAACGTACTTGAACCAGAACCTTCCCTTGTCCTGTTTCATTGAGTTATTGTAGGCGGTTTCAATCAGAGACGCGAATTCCTTGGCTGTGACGAACTCCTTGAACTCAGCCTCCCACATGTCCCAAAGGTGGTTGGAAGCGTTCTGAAGGGCGGATTTCGCTTTCTCGTCCATCTACTGCATATATGCGCCGTTCTTTATTGACGGGCTGTTCTCGTAGAGTTCTTGGGCGGCTTCGGCGTCCATGACGATTGGCTTGACTTCTTCAAGCACCTGTTCAATCATCCCGCTTATTGTGTTGTCTGACCTTTTCTTGGTCATCTTGAAGGTTGGATTCATTGAGTTCCTGACCTTCTACATCAGTTCATTGTTCTTCATCTTGGCTTTTCCTGTTTGTTTCGTTTGGTTTGGTTTGACAGATGAGAAACCTTCTCATCCTTTTCTGTATAGTATGTACCTCTGCAACAACAAAAACTGAGCATGAAAATGTTTCTGAGTGAAACTTTTTTCAGTTCGTGTCAAAACCTCTTCTTCTTAAAGTTTCTCCTGAACTCCGCTTCCTGTTCCTCTTGCTCATGCCTTTCCTCGGACGCAGTTATTGAGGAAAATTCCACGAGACGGCTGTGAAGCATCTTGTCCGCGTCCTCAATCACGTCCTGTTTCACCTTCTTCAACTTCAACGTGGAGAGAAGCCTTGAATAGAACACGATTTCCTGTTCAACAACGTACTTCACTGAACCACGAACTGGAATCCTCTCGTGTGCAAGGCTTTTTCCAATCTCATAACCCTCCATTGAAGGAACGCCAAAGCAGTGCAGAAGTGCAAATGACATGTAGGGTTCAGATACAATTCTGCGGAGAAAGAAGTCAATGACCTCTTCCTTCCCAAGGAAGGGCTTTCCTCCTGTGATTGCGGACGTCACTGAAGTGCTGTCCTTTTTCGTTGCGTCTTTCCAACCATCAGTAAGTTCTTCAAGGGTTTCCTGTCTCTCAGGTTTCGCTTCAACGATTGGTTCAACTTGTTTTGAGTTGCGGACTTCTCCAACAACCTCGTTCATTATGTCATCTATCGTGATTTCGTTCATTTTAGTTTCCTCTCTGTGATTTGATTTCGTGTTTTTTGTTTGTGAGTTTAGTCAACCTCTTCCTGTAGTCCTTGCGTCTCTTGAACAAGACCTTCAAGGAAGATTCGTTCTTCTCCTTGTCCTGAAGGAGCTGAATTATCTGCACCCTCAATTGGTGAAGAAGTTTCATCAGAAACCTTCTGTCCCTGTTTATCTTGATAATGCGTTCGCGTTTGGTTTTCGTTGTTGTCATTGTTTTGTCCTTTTTTTGAAAGAATCGCTTTCCCAATCTTCTCTTCGCTCTGATTGAACTGTTTTACCGCTATTTTTCTGAAAAGAAGTTCGTCAATCATGTCATTGTTGAAGTCAACGCATAGTTCCAACATAGACGAATATTTCTTGTGGATTGTCTCTTTCCTGTACTTCCAAATCTGCTCTATTGCCCACGCCTCTCCATCAGTCTCCCTTGGATAGGTTTCAAGTTTTGAATATTGTGGATTGTCCAACAGTTTCACCCAGTAGTTTTTGTCAGCAATGAAATATTTCTTCTTCCACCAGCACACTGGAAATGGCTTGATGCCTTTCTTCCTTCGTATTATCTTTCCACAGTTGGAACACCTGAACCAGCCATTTAGATTCTGTAGAACTTCATCAATGGAAATGCGGACTTTATTTCCTTCATCGTCTCTGTATGTTCCAAGAATCTTCTCCACCAACCTGCAATCAAGACCAAAGGCAAGGTTGTGATGTGCGGAATGTTTCTTGTACTGCTTGAAATATTCTGTGTGGTGTTTGGTGTGATAGTTCTGTCGCTTCTTTGGCATCTTGTTCCATTTGTCTAGGAACTCAGCTTCCTCAAACATCTTCTCCTTGGAGAACTTTCCGTTGTCACCCTTATAAACTGGGTCAAACTGTGGCTTGGTGACGCACTGATAGATTATGAGAATCTTGAAGCCGTTTATGGCTCGTTTCAAGTAGTAGTCTTTGTCTCGTTTCGTCTTCATGTCAATACTCTTGCTGAAACTGGTTTTGTAAGCACCCCATGAAGATAAGGTTTGATGATAGACCATTTCAGACTTCTTCAACTATCATCGTGTAGTATGTACTTAAATTATACGAAAAAACGAAACAACGAAAAATCCGCAACCTCAGAATCCGCCATAAAGGAACACATCTAGAAGCCATAAAGGAACACATCTAGAAGCCATAAAGGAACACATCTAGACCCATAAAGGAACACATCTATATACTATAGTATATTAATACAATAGTAGCGTCACTGTCGCTCCGCTACTGGAAAACAACCAACCAAAGACGAAACGCGCCACCCTTGGTGGTGGGCGCGTTCGCTTTGGAAAAAACAAAACTTCATTCTACATGCTTGAAGAACTCTTTTACAGTAAAATCCTTGACCTGTGATTCTTCAGTATTTCAGCGGCGGAGCCGCCTTGGCACGAAGTGCCTCTTTTCCTTCAGTACCCCTGTTGTTCCCGAAGGGTTCGCACCGCGGACCCTGAGGAACACGCCTGAGGTTCCGCGAAAGTAAGCAGCTGTTTACAGTTCCGCTTTTTACACCGCGCCAAATACCGCACATCAATTCTGAGCCGAAATTCCTTGAACAATGATAGAACTACAGAACGCCGCGCCGTTTGGAGGATAAACCATACCACAGTTTCCTCACGTACATTATTTCTCAATAAAAAAGAACTCCCCAGCCAAGATTGGGGAGTTCGTTGAATCTTTTTATCAACCACCTATTACGATGTCAATTATATCTCAATCTTCGCCTTTGAGCTCAAAGAAGCCTTTGAGGAAACCCAGACCTCTTCGCCGTCAATGGTTCGTTTCGTCCATTTGTTCTTGTCCATGACGTAGAGAACGCCAGCATATTCGTCATCAGTGAGGTTCTTCACCTCGCGGACGATTTTATTCTTGTGGTCGTAATACTTGATGCTCATGTCTTTTGTCTCCTTTCAGATTATGCCGCGAAACGTTCAAGGTTCACCCTTACAAGAAATTCACCCTTGTCTTCTTTCCACATGCTCTTTGCGTTCATCACGGTATATCCCATTGTGTCGCAGTCAAACAGGTGTTCCAGAAGCCCATCATAATTCCCGCGCATGGCATAAAGTCCTCCCCACATGTCAATCAGTTTGTGTTCCTTCTTCGTGTAGTCATAATGCTCAATCTTGACAGACATTTTCACGCCGTTCTCAATCTTGTCAGCAAGATAATTCACGATTTCCGCAGTCCGCCCTTCGTGCATGATGATTGACTCTTCATCCTTGTACATGGTCAGTTCTCCCTTCTGATTACTTCACTTCACGAACCACGCCCTGACACTCCCAAGGCAGAACCCCAAGTTCGTTCGCCTTGACGGAGAACCAATCGCGGATTCCAAGAAACTTGATGTCCTTGTCCCCAGTCTTGTTTGCGGCTTCAAGCCAGAAATCGTCAGCGAAGAACTTCACGTAAGAGTCAAGGTACAGTTTCTTGTAGATTGGAAGCAGAATCTTGAATCCTTCAGCGTCCAAGTCACCAAGGCGAAGGGCTGGGTTCATCCCATCTTTGGCGTAATAGCCCTCACCAGTGCGCATGTCCACGAAAAGGTCTTCATGAACATCCACTGAGAAGCGGACGAACAAATGTGACTTCTCGTTTGTGCGGCGCGGGTTGTGTTCGCTGTTGGTCTTTTCGTTCCAATAGAAGCGGTCAGAACCACCACAGTCAATCTCAATGTTGGAATAATCCACTGAGTTGAACTTGACTTCAGCCCAGATGTATTCAACGCTGTCCACCTTCTTGGACATCTCGTTGATGATGCAGTTTGCCATTGTATTCATGTCTTTTACCTTTTTCGCGTCAAGGAACTTCAGGTTCTCCCAACGTGGGAGGTTGCCTTTGTCACCCCTGACAAATACAGTATACCACTTCTCTGTCCCGCGATAAAGAGGGGTTGGACATTTTCTTGAAAATAGTTTACCCGCCCATAATTGACAAAAATGACGGTATTTTCTTCGGATTATAACTGATAAACCATCAAATTCAGGCTTGAAAATGAAGTTCAACCAACCATCATGGATTTTGGATGAAATGAAGTAAATGTATGTGTCTTGACATTATTGTTTACCAAAAAGGACGGCTGGGTGGCCGTCCTTCTTTTTGTCTTTGAATCGTGTTTCTCATTTACATGGTTTCTATCCTCTTTGAAATCCAATCTGCGATAATCTTCAACTCGTCCTTGCTCTTGAACTTCAGGAGTGAAACCAACTCAAATTGGATTTGCTTGGAAATGGGCATCAGATGGATTCTGTCGTATTCCTTCTTGTCATCCTCGTTCAGCATTGACAGGAACGTGTCAACCCTTGTAGGTTGTTTCTGCGCCGTCTCAATGTGCGTCAACTTTGAGAGGTCAACTTTCTTCTTGTCCATGTCAGCATGTGCGTAGAGTTCAGTGACGTATGAAGAACCATGTCCTGTGTAGAGGTGCTGGATTGTTCCCAAATCCACTCCCTTCTTGAACAACTCTGAAACCAAGGTGTGTCTGAAACTGTGCATCCCATACACGCAATTGGCGCGTGAATTGCCCTCCACCATTTGAGTTGTTTCAATCCCAGCCCTCTTGAACACGCTCTGGGTCAACTTGGTCAACGCACAAGCCTTGTTCTTCTGGTACATGGCAAGCATTGAAGGAAGGATGTATTCTTCACCAGCTTTCCGCTTCTTGCTTCTTCTCCACAGTTCCATCACAACTCGCTGGTCAAGGATTGGAATGACCATAATCTTGCCTGTGGAATTTGCCGTCTTGAGTGGTTTCCATTCCAAGGTTGCCTGTGGTTTCCCATCTTCCATTGAAAACTTCAGATGTTCGTCCCACTTCCATGAAACCAAATCGTGAAGACGCGCCCCTGTGTTTCTCGCAAGGTCAAAGAGAAGTGTGAGGTCAGGGTTTCCAATCTCTTCCAGCACTCTCCAAATCTTCGTAAGTTGTTCTGGCGTGAATGGCTTCTTTCCAACCACCTCACCAGTCTTCATTGGCAAGATGTAATCCCAAGGGGACTCTGAAGTGAGACGCGCTTTCAATTCCTGTGGCGAGTCATACTTCTTCAAGGTGTCCCAGACGCGCTTGAAGAACTGCAACGCACCATTGAACCTTGCCGCGCTGACTTTGGTTTCATAATCGCGCATGAACGCTTCAACTTGTTCGCGCTTCAACTGGCGCATTTCAGTAGCACCACCAAAGCGGTTGATGAGAAGGTTGCCGTAGTTGTTCCAGCTTCTCATCGTGGCTTCAGAGTTCTTCCTTCTGCGCACAACGTCACATGAGCGGAACGCAACCACCATCCTGAACAAGTTCAATGAGGGGTTGGTCTTCGCTTCAAGGAATGTCTGCTCGTCTTTCGCCTTTTCAAGTCTAGCGGAAAGTGCTTTCACATCACCAAGGGCAGATGTGCAAGCGGTCTTCTGCCTTGCGATTTTCCTTGCTTTATCAAGGTCTTCTGTGCCTGTGGATTCATCGTGCAGCTTGCCCTCAAACATCCACTTGACGCGCCAGCAACCTCTGCCGCGCTTCTTGTACAACGTTCCTTCACCATGTTTGCCCATCTTGATTTCTCCTATTGAGTTGTTGAAGATGGGTCAGAGTTTATCTTAATCCGTGGGCAAAGGCAAGCGCAAATTGTAGAACTTTTATACACCACCCCTTGAAAACGTTGGGGTTTATTCAAGAAAAAGGAAACTCCCACTTCTCTCTTATACATGATATATCGGAAATTACCCTCATTTTGATTGCGATTTATCACAATTATCGGTGAGAAGGTATACAAATGGACTACAATTTGGGGGACTTTTATGTACCACTGAGAACATGAAAGGTTCTCATTCCTCAATCAAAGTCCCATCTTCGGTCTGAACAACCACGCTCATGTTCTCAAATGGGTCTGAGCCTGTCTTTCCAAAATTTCTCGTTGCTTTCTTCTTCGCGGAACTTGCGGTCTTTGCGAACACGTTCACGTCACCCTTGTAGGTTCTCGTCTTGCCCTTCAATGAGAGCTTCACGTTCCAGAACTTCATTCCCCTTTCTGGGTATTCCGTGTGAGCCTCAGTTGGCTCTCCAATCTCAATCCCCTTCCAGTCCATGTCCTGAAAGTCCTCAATGACATTTGAACGCACGTCCTCTGGATGGGAAGTCTGCATCTTGCTTTTCAGGCGCATGTACGTGTGGGTTCCGCGTCCGTAGATTGAGACGTGGATTGAAACCGCAATCTTCTTCATGTCGTTTCCTTTCTCGTGGATGGGCTGAAAGTATATCCGAAATTGGATTGCCGGTCAAGGCAGCAAAAAGGTTCTTTTTCTGAAAGAAAAAGGTTCATCGTGCGCGAAACAAACAAGAACTGGGTGAAACAATGGCAGAAACCCAAGAACAAGCACGCAGGATGAACCCAAGGGATATTTACTTGCTGAATCACCAAGTCTGGACGATGTTCTTCAGCCCTTCAACGGTTTCCTTCAACTCGTCCTCGCTGATGTTTCCATCTTCCAATTGTGCTGAAAGCATGTTGAGGAACTTGGTTATGGTCTCAGCCCTGTCAAGCCAGACCTTCACGTTCTTCCTTGAAGTCTCAACGTTGTCCTTGTAGTTGTCAAGGAACTTGTTCAGATTCTTGAGCAAAAACTTTTTAAGTAGGCAGTTCATTTCTGTACCTCCACTTGTGCTGGGACATTCACATTTAGAACAGTCTGAATGAGTTTGCTTGCACCAGTCAGGGAACCAACAGTCACAAGTCCAATCACGCAGGCTTTTGCAAGAAGCATGATAAGTGAAACCTTCCAGTCACCTTCCTTCTTCGTCTCAAGGTTGGTCAGGCGTTGTTCGTGGTTTGTCAGCTTGTCCAGAACTGATTTCACGGAAGCGTTCAACTCGCCTATCTGCGAGCTTATCTTGACCCATATATCCAAATTATTTTCCATTGTCATACCTCCATATAAATCCGCCACCATGATGCACCTGTCCTTTACAACACAACCCTATTGTTGAAATTCCAGTTATTCTTTTTGCGTCAGTGATTGACTTGTAAGTGGCAATAAGTTTTCCATCCATCGTATATTGGGAAACGGGTTTTTTATTTACGGCCCCATTTGGAAGCACTTGTTTCATGTGTGTAGAAAGCCAAGTTGGTTTGCCTTTGTGTGCGTCTGACAATTTGCGCTTCTGTTCATCTGACAATCTCTTACCTTTGTTCCAAGTTGGTTTCCCCTTATGCGCTTCAGACAATTTCCGTTTATGCTCATCTGTCAACGCACCCTTTCTTCCCATTTCTTGACCACCCAGAATTATGTTGTATGTGTCAGACCTATCCACCCAAGTCTAATCAACGAACACCCTCTCCATATAGTTCAGTTCTTCTTCATCTTCGCAGAACATCAACCACTCCTTACGGAAGTTAGACTTGCCATACTTCTTGATTGCTCGTTTCAAGTAAAGACCAGACCCCATATATCCATCGTCCAAATTCGTGGTTGTATGCTACCCAATATACATCTTCCCATCCAGTAAGTTGGTAATCTTGTATATTCCGTAGTATGTGATTTTCTCATCGTTCATGGCATATCACCTCAGCGAATATTTACCTCAGCCTTCTGGCTCTTCTTGCTGGATTGGAATGTCTGTTTCAACGTATGTCCTTCCAGCAGATATTGGGTCAATGGCT